CTCTCCCTCCAACGCGGACGCTGCCTCCCTCAGTGTCCCCTCGCGTGTGGGTCGTCCCCCTACTAAGCCTAAGAACAAGGTGGGTAGGCCCAAGGGTCATGCTGCCATTCAACGTGAGTATACAGATCGTATGCTCAATAGCCCTAAGAGTCGTAAGGTGTTGGACAAGGTGTTTGACATAGCCTTAGACGATGATCACAAGCATCAAGCTGTGTGTATCAAGCTCTTAGTTGATAGGCTTGTCCCTATGTCACACTTAGAGAAGGAGAAGGGCGGTGGGCTTTCGGGTATCACTATTACTATGGCTGCTGCTGGTGGTGACGTTAATATCAACACAGGTAGCGAGGCCGAAGAAGACATCACTGACGCAGACTACGAGGAAGTATAGCATGGCGGCACAAGACACGTTAACACCCAGCTTCATTGAATACATCATGCGTAGGACGAATGCTCGTCTGCACGCTGGCTTGAAAGAGAACGTAGTGAATGGCCCCATGTATGTCCAGCCTATGGGTGCTGGCGAACACGGCTTGTACAAAGGCGAAGGGAAGAAGCGCTGGGACGAACGACCAGAGCGCCCACGTATCAAAGGCAAGACAACAGAGCAGCTGCACACGGAGGCTGTCAACAGAGGAGCCACCCCCGCACAGCTCAACGAAGCTACAGGTGGTACGTTAGCCTACCAAGAGCCTATCGAGCTAGACTATCACGTGCCTCTAGGCATGGAGTTTGATCCCATCGCTAGTCCTCCTGCTGTATTCGGCTATGGACACAGCATGACAGACCGTGAGCGCAAGAGTGAGATTGTTAATGGCATTCAGATAGACAACTATACGCCTAAAGACTTCCAGAAGCTGCTGGACATAGACGTTGATAGGACGTGGATTGATTATAAGCGCACAATGCGTGAGGAACACGGCGTCAACATTGACGATTGGACAACACGGCAGCGTGAGATGGGCTTTGATGTCCAGTTTACAACGCCTGAAGGCATGGCGGCTGCCCCTGAAGTGGCTAAAGCGCTGGCGGCAGCGGATTATGAGGGCGCAGCAGCGGCTATGCCCCTACAGCCAGTGCAGAAAGAGCAGCAGAAGGCGCAGTTCTTCACACAAGAGGCTAAGCAGGGGGAATATAGCAGCCCCAAAGGGCAAGAAGCCTCCATGAAGAACGCTGAGCTGCACAGACAGACGCTCACCAACCCCGCAAAGCAGCCTGACAACATGATGGCCTCTAGGGAACAGCTGGAACAGGAGTTTAACAGCAAGCAAGTGGAGATTGATCAGCTTAATAAGACGCTGCCCCCTGAGATGCAGGGACAACAGGTGGCTATGATGGGCCAGCCACAGCAGGCTCCCAACGCTGGCGGACAGCTAGCCAATTCGCAGATAGACTTGGGCGGAATGCTGTCTAAGGAATACGTCAACCCCGCCACTGGCGTCAAGGGGGAGATGGCTAAGGGGTTGATGTCATGAAGAGCTGTGTCCTGTTCAATCAGGTGTGCTGCTTCGAGTGTATGACACACTACCTCGTCCCCTTCTGTGGGATATTGTGCTGTGTCTAATACAGCCTTTGAGATAAGCCTAACGCCTTGGCAGACAACGGTGTGGAATGATGAGCATCGCTTCAAGGTGGTGGCTGCTGGTAGACGTTGTGGCAAGAGCCGCCTCGCTGCTAACGTCCTGATATACAAAGCCTTGACATGTCCCACTAAGACAGCCAAGGTGTTCTATGTTGCCCCTACACAGGGACAGGCTAAGGACATTATGTGGGACTTGATACAGGAGATAGCAGGTGATCTTGTTGAGACGACACACAAGAATGATTGTACGATAACGCTGAAGAATGGCGTTGTCATTGCTCTGAAGGGCGCTGATAGACCACAAACCATGCGTGGTGTTAGTCTCTGGTATGTAGTGTTGGATGAGTATGCTGACATTAAGCCGGATGTGTGGGAGACAATCCTCCTGCCAGCCCTGTCAGATCACGATGGCGATGCTCTATTCATCGGCACACCTATGGGCCGCAACCACTTCTATGAGCTGTACATGTCTGCCAAGCTAGGCGATGACGAAGACTTCTCCGCCTTCCACTACACCTCATACGACAATCCCTTCCTCAAGCGCACCACAATAGAGCGTGCAAGGAAGAGCATGTCCTCACACAACTTCAATCAGGAATATCAAGCCTCCTTTGAAGCACAAGGCTCTCAGCTATTCAAGGAAGAGTGGATAGTGTTCGGAGACGAGACGCCCAGTGATGGAGACTACTACATCGCCATAGACCCCGCAGGCTTCGAGGCACACAGAGGCAAGCAGACGAAGAACACTAAGCTGGATGATACGTCCATCTGTGTCGTCAAGGCTAACAGAGAGGGGTGGTTTGTTGAGGAGATTATACACGGACGGTGGACGCTGGCTGAGACAGCAGAGCGCATCTTCCTAGCCTGCACACGCTATCAGCCCATCCGTGTAGGCATAGAGCGCGGCATTGCACAACAAGCACTACTATCCCCGCTACAAGATTTGATGAGACAGACAGGACAGTTCATCAATGTTGAGCTGCTCACACACGGCAACAAGTCTAAAGTGGACAGAGTCATGTGGGCATTACAGGGCAAGTTTGAGAACGGCTACATCACATTGGCAGAGGGCGATTGGAATGCTACATTCCTTGACCAGCTCTACCAGTTTCCTTCCCCATTGACGCACGATGATCTGCTAGACAGCTTAGCATACATTGATCAGCTAGTCGTGCAGACGTATGAGAAGAACTACGGCTTCGCCCACGAGGACGACAGCTGGGATGAGGCCAACCTTTATTATTAAACATTGACAACAAACATCATTTGTGTTATAATCTATAACATTATTACATTCGTATAAAGAGAGAGCATATAGCATGGACAAAGACATCAATGAGCTAGGCCCACTCATGGGCGGAGAGACGCTAGAGAGTTGGGTGCAGGGCAAGTGTGATGAGTGGCGACATGCCTATGACACCACGTATAAGAACAAGCACGAAGAGTATTATCGAATATGGCGCGGCGAAGCAAGCAGAGGCGATGATGAGCGCACAAGCGAACGGAGCCGCATCATAACCCCAGGAAGTATGCAGGCTGTAGAGGAGAACACAGCAGAGATCGAGGAAGCCACCTTCACTGGTAGGCTCTTCGACATCCGTGATGACCACAAAGACGAGATGTCTGGTCAGAGCGCTGACATAGAGAATCTACGCAACCTACTCACTGAAGACCTTACACGCGCTAAGGTTCAGCCAGCTATCAGCACGTGCATATTGAATGCAGCTGTATACGGCAGTGGTATGGCAGAGATAGAGATGTCTGAGGTTATTGTACAGAAGCCAGCAACACAGCCCGTCATGGAAGGCGCAGCTGTAGCCGTTGGTGTTGAGACACAGAAGCGTATGCAAGTGAGACTACGCCCCATCCTCCCACAAAACTTCCTCGTAGACCCCAACGCCTCTAATGTAGACGATGGCATGGGCGTCATCATTGACGAGTTTGTTGGCAGTGAGATTGTCCACAAGGATCAAGAAGACGGAACATATCGTAGTGATGTCATGGTGGGCATTGCCGCTGACGACAGCACCATCGAGCCAACACAAGACCTGCTCGTATGGAACGACAACCGTGTACGCCGTGTTAAATACTTCGGCCTAGTGCCACGTCACCTGTTAGAAGCAGAAGACGATGTAGTTGCTGACATGTACGTAGAACCTCTTAGTGGCCCTGAAGTGGGTGGCCCATCAGACAACAAAGACAAGAGCTACTACGTTGAGGCCATCGTTGTCCTCGGCAACGGCCAGCTCCTCATGGCTAACAAGAACCCGTACATGATGCAGGATAGGCCGCTGGTGGCTTTCCCTTGGGATGTCGTGCCTAATACGTTCTACGGACGTGGCGTGATTGAGAAAGCATACAACGTACAGAAGGCTACAGACACAGAGATACGGAGCCGCATTGACGCGCTAGCGTTAACAATCCATCCTATGATGGCAATAGACGCGACACGTATGCCACGCGGCTCAGCTCCCACCATAAAGCCCGGAAAGATGCTGAAGGTTAACGGCAATCCTTCTGAGATATTACATCCATTCAAGTTTGGAGATGTGTCACAGATTACATTCCAACAGGCTGGTGAGTTGCAGAAGATGTTGCAACAAGCTACAGGTGCAGTGAACGCAGCAGGTATGCCAGCAGCAGCGGCAGGCGGAGCAGCGGGTACAGGCGCTATGGCTATGGCCCTCGGCTCAGTGATGAAGCGTCACAAGCGTACATTGCTGGCCTTCCAACACAGCTTCTTGCTTCCCTTCATCGAGAAGGCAGCTTGGAGATTCATGCAGTTTGACGCCGAGACATATCCGGTGGGCGACTACAACTTTCACTGCGAAGGATCGCTAGGACTTATTGGTAGAGAATATGAAGTATCACAACTTACGTTCCTGTTGCAAACTATGGGGACAGATAGCCCTCTATACCCTGTCATTCTACGTAGTGTCGTTGATAATATGTCTCTAACAAATCGTGACAGCCTGTTAGCACAGCTGGACGAGAGCAACAAGCCAGACGAAGAAGCACAGCAGAAGGCTCAAGAGCTGCACGCTATGGAGATGGAAGTACAGAAGACTACCCTTGCAGCACTGGCTGGTCAGGCTCACGAGAGTGAAGCTAAGGCCGCTAAGACTATGGCTGAGAAGGACAACATCCCAGCAGAGAACGAGATACAGTACGCTAAGATTGCAGCGTCTAGTATTGCGCCTGAGCAAGACCCAGCTAAGGATGAGTTTGAGCAGAAGATTCGTATCATGGAAGAGATACGCAAGGATCGAGAGCTGAACATCAAGGAAGAAGGACAGAAGCAATCAGCAGCACAGCACGAGCAGAGCATGGCAGCACAGCAAGCCGAAGCTCAAGCGATAGCGGCAGCTATGGCCCCCGCCCCAACGGGAGAGCCTAGCGCCCAAGCCATAATGCAGGAGGAAGGTATTGTATGAACGAAAACAAGAAGGCACTACTCCTAATAGCTAAGCTGAAGCGGGATGCTTTAGCAGCTCAGAAGCTCCAGAACAGCGCTGTGTCGCACGTAGCCGAGGCTGTAGTAGCTAAGGCAGAGCGTGGCGAACGTGGCGTAGACGGGCTTACAGGAGACGTGGGGGCTGTGGGAGCCTCTGGAGTTGACGGACGAGACGGTACGGACGGCAAGGATGCTGTCGCTGTCACTGATGTAGACTTCGACTTCGACAATCGTCTGATCATGACAATGGAAGATGGCACTGTACACGTGAGTGACACTGCTGTTAACATCATGCGTGGACAGACAGGCGCTACAGGTAACAAGGGCGCTGACGGTATCATAGGTTCTAACGGCACTGACGGCGCTGACGGCGCTGACGGCGCTGATGGTGCTGACGGAGCCAAGGGCGACCAAGGCATACAAGGCATACACGGTGTCAAAGGCGACACTGGTAACACTGGAACGCAGGGTGCTAAGGGTGTCAAAGGCGATAAAGGAGACACAGGCGATGAAGGCATACAG